CTATGAGGTACGCAAAACTGAGACACCCTCAGTTCCTGCACTGCAGTCTAGTTTCTTGCAGCCTTACAGCGCTAGAAACGTATTACAGTATCTGACGAATAACACTTCATCAGGTCTTCCCTATATGCGGAAGAAAGGATTAGTCAAGGAAGAAGCACTTAGTGATCTAACTGCTCTGTATCCTCCCTCCCAGTCTATGCAAGTAGATTTGGAGAAACTTGATGCCGCTTACGAAGGTATTAGATTACCAGCAGTCCTCGGCACCAGAACTCAGGAAGGCAACAAAACCAGAGACGTATGGGGTGTCTCTATTTTGCAAGTAATATTTGAACAAAGGTATTACAGGCCCTACCTGAATCTGGCTAAATCCAGACACTGGAGGTCGGTTCTCATAGGGCCAGACGCAGTTGCGATGTCCATCACGTCTATTATTAGACATGCCTTACGTGAAGGACTGAAGCTGGTGTCGATTGACTTCTCTCGTTATGATCAATCGATATCCAAACAACTCCAGGAGGCAGCATTTGATTACATTAGCCAGTCATTTCAACGGCAATTCTGGCCTGAGCTGAGGTTTATAGCCAAGATGTTCAACCGAGTTCCGTTAATTACACCTGATGGTGTTTGGCATGGATCACATGGTGTTCCTTCTGGATCTACCTGGACCAATGAGGTAGATAGCGTTGTTCAATACCTGATAGCAAAGGAGGTAGATGATGAAGAAAACTTCAACATCCAAGGGGACGACGGAGCATACGCAACGTCAGACCCAGAAAGGCTTAAGGAAGCTTTTCAATCCTATGGTCTCGAGGTCAATGAGGACAAATCCGATATATCGGATTTCTATCTGGTTTATCTTCAAAATTACTTCTCACCGAAGTATGAGAGGAAGGGCATCATTGGCGGCATTTATCCTGTTTATCGCGCTCTTAACAGGTTGGTGCATATGGAAAGGTGGGATTCAACCGTCGGAGGCGAAGGAATTAGTGGGGACGATTTCTTCTCTATTAGAGCACTGGCAATTTTAGAGAATTGTAAGCACCACCCATTATTCCGCCGTTTGGTTGAATTCGTGCATAAGCATGACAAAAGAGACCTTAGGTTCTCTGACCAGGGCTTGACCGAGTACGTGCGCAACGTCAGGTCTAAAGGTAGTCAGGTGGCTATGAACCAGTATGGTGACTTCGTTAGCGGTGTTAGAGCTTTTGAGAGCTTTAAGATTCTTTCGGAACTTAGCTGAGC